GCCGGCGGCGGCGCGCTCGTCATTCCGGAATACCGGCCCGGCATCGTGGAGTTGCTGTTCAAGAAGCTCACGATCCGCGACCTACTCGCGGCTGGCACCACGATGACGAACGCGATCATCTACATGCAGGAGACGACGTTCACCAACGCGGCGGCGCCCGTCGCGGAAGGCGCGGCCAAGCCGGAGTCGGCGCTCATCTTCGCGCAGAAGACCGAGATCGTCACGAAGATCGCCCACTGGCTGCCGGTCACCGAGGAAATGCTCGAAGACGTCGGGCAGATCGCCAGTTACATCAACGCGCGGCTGCTGCTCGGCGTGCAACTGACCGAGGAAGATCAGCTCTTGAACGGCAACGGCGTCGCGCCCAATCTGCTCGGGTTGCTCGCGCGGCCCGGCTTGACGCCGCCGGTCGCGCTCGTCGGGCCCGATACGAACGCCGATGTCATGTTCAAGGCGATGATGAAAGTGTTCAACGCCTCGTTCGTGATGCCGGAAGGCCACGTGATGAACCCGGCGAACTGGCAGAGCACGGCGCTGCTCAAGGACACGATGGGGCGCTACCTGAGTGGCGGCCCGTTCCAGCCGGCGCCCGTGCCCACGCTGTGGGGCCTGCCGGTCGACGTCACGCCCTCGATCGCGGCGGGCACCGGGCTCACCGGCGCCTTCTCCACGCAGGCGCAGGTGTTCGCCAACGGCGGGCTCCGCGTCGAAGCCAGCAACAGCCACCAGGATTTCTTCATCAAGAACCTCGTGGCGATCCGCGCGGAGGAACGCCTCGCGCTGGCCGTCTACCGGCCGGCGGCGTTCGGCACGGCGACGGGCCTCACGTAAACACCTGACGGACGGCCTACGGCAACGGGGCCGTCCGCACGCCTTTCGAGGAGAGCACGATGGCGACCTATCAGCAGGGCAGCACGACCGAAGTGCCGGGCGACACCAACGCCAAGGCCGTGCGCGCCGTTTTTGTGACGGGCTTTTCCCCGGCGTCGCATGGCCGCGACGGGGTCGCCTTCCCGCTGCACGCGCTCGGCTCGGGGTTCGCGGCCGGCGCGATCCTGAACTACGGCGGCGTCGACCAACCGACGACGGTTAATTCGCCCACCGACGTCTCGGCGTCGATCACGGAGGTCGCCGGCAATGCCGCCCGCGCGGTGCCGGTCATCGTCAAATCCGGCACCGGCTATTCGACGCCCGCCGCCTTTCCTGTCACGTAAGAGCAAGGGAGTACCGCACATGGCGACCTACAACGAGGACGGCACGAACACCTACTATCCCGGCGAGTCGAATGACCGCGCCGTGGCGGGCGACCCGCCGCCAGGCACCGTCGCGGAAGGCGCGACGCATCCAGTCGACCACCCGGGCGTCGAGCACCCAGGCGCTCCCGCGCATCCAGTCGCGCCCGTGCGGCCCACGGCACCGATCGTGCCGACGGCGGCACCGAAGGCCAAGGGCTGAGAGATGGGCCTCTATCATCGCCGCGACCCTGGCCCGTGCCCCGTCTGCGACGCGCCGCACACGATCTGCACGGCGCCGGGGCCGGCGCTCCTCGCGATTCCGCAACTGCCGGCGCGTGACGCCGCCGCGCTCGAGGAGCCGCCGCTCGTCGGCGGCGTCGACGCGCCGCCGCTGGTCGCGGAGATCGTCCAGACGACCCTGCCGCCCGGGCAGTTCACCAGCGGCACCTATCGTCGGAAGGGCCGCTGATGTATCCCGGTTGGTACCCCGGTTGGGGCGGCGGCGAGAACTGGTACGGCGTCGACTGGTGGCAGAGCGTCGCGCCCTTCGCCCAGGCGCCGGTCAATCTGCTCGTGGTGCCGCCCACCGAGGAACCGCTGACGTTGCAGCAAGGCAAGCTCCGCGCGGGGCTCGATTGGGCCGATGGCGACCCGCGCGACGATCTGATGAAAGGCTTTATCAGCGTCGCGCGCGAGCGCGTCGAGCATGACAGCGGGCGCGCGCTGCTGACGCAGACGCGCCGCGTCTCGTACGACGTGTTGCAGCGGCCGGTGATTGAGTTGCCGGCCCTCGCGCGGCCGGTGCAACAGGTGACCGCGATCACCACCACGGATTTCTACGGCGTCGACGCCATCATCGACCCGTCCCTCTATGTCGTCGACCTCGAAGCCGGCCGCATTTACTTCTCGTGGCCAGGCGCGCGCGTCTACTGGAATCTCCGGCCGTTCAAGGCGTGGCAGATCGATGTGATCGTCGGCCGCGTCGACGCCGCCGACTTGCTCGCGCGTGACCCGAGTCTCGTGCACGCCGTGGGGATGCTGACGGCGCATTACGCGACCACCGCGCGCGACGTCGCGATCGTCGGCACCATCGTGCAGAAAACGCCGTTGGGCTACGAGTACTTGCTCGAGCCCTATCAGTCGGTGACGGTGGCCTGATGCTCGCCCCCAAGACCGGCGTCGGCGCGCGCCCGCACCGGGTGACCTTCCAGAACCCGGGGCCGGCGGTGCCCGATGGCGACGGCGGCTTTACGCAGGCGTGGGTCGACCTCGACCCGCCGCAACTGTTCGTGGCGATTGAAGCCGCGACGCGCCTCGCGTACGAACGCAACGTGCCGGTCGGCACCTCGATTTACACCGCGACGCATCTCGTGAAAGGCCCGTTCCATCCCGGCGTCACCACGAAGACGCGCATCCTCTACACCACGCCGGCCGGCTCGCGCGAATTGCACGTCAACGCCGTCACCGACATCGATACGGAGTCGGTGGAAATGTCGCTGCTCTGCACGGAGTTGCTGCCATGAGCGCGCGCGTGCGCTGGGAGGGGCTGGAGGAATTGCAAGCGACGCTGCGCGACTTGCCGGCGACGCTGACCGCCGAGGCGACGGGCATCGTGGAGAGCGCCGCTGCGAGCGCGCGCGACGATATGTATGCGGCGTATCCCCGGCGGACCGGGACGTTGCGCGACGGGCTCGCGGTGGCGACGCCGGTCGCGAGCGCGGCGGGCGTGGTGGTGGTGATCCAGAACCGCGCGAAGGACGCGGGCTGGTTCGAGAAGGGCACCCAGGTGCGGCACACCAAGCTCGGCGCCAATCGCGGCACGATGCCGCCTGGCCATGTCTTCTGGCCGCGCTTCTATCGCTGGCGGCGCACGATGTGGACGAACCTCGCGGAGCTGGTCCGCCGCGAAGGGCTGACCGTGACCGGGGCTGTCGATGACTAGCGATTCCTCCGACATCGACAACGCGGTGGTCGCGCTGCTCGGCGCCGACGCGGCGCTGCTGGCGGTCTGTCTCAACGGCGTCTACATGAACGAGGCGCCGCCCGGGGCGACGCGCTTCGTGATTGTCAGCGTGGTTGACGCGCACGAGGAGGCGGTCTTCGGCGGGCGGGCGTTTGAGGACGTGCTCTATCTCGTCGAGGCGCGCATGTTGGAACCGGTGCCGACCGGCGATATCAAGACCGCCGCCGCGCGCCTCGATGCGCTGCTCGAAGACCAGCCACTCACCGTCGCGGGGTTTGCGTGGATGGCGAGTTATCGCGAGAGCCGCGAGCGCGGCGTCGAACCCGACGAACACGATCCGGCGCTGCGCTGGGCGCGGCGCGGCGGGTATTACCGAGTGCAGATGGCACTCGCAGCGAGTCCAGGGGTCATCCAAGGGGACCGAGTCAACGGCAGAACAGCGAGGGTACGCGCATGATCAAATCAGGGCGGTATGGCACGGTGAAATGGGCTCCCGATGCGACGGTGACGACGCCGACGCCGGTGGAAATCGCCAGTCTCAACGCGTGGAAGTTGAGCATGAAGACGAACAAGGAGGACGTGACCTGTTTCGGCGACCCGAACAAGGTCTACGTGCCCGGCATCCCCGACATCAGCGGCTCGCTGGGCGGCTTCTTCAATGCGCAGGACATTTCGTTGATCACGGCGGCGGCGTCCGGCATCGTGCCCGGCGTCCTCGAGTTGGGCACCAACGAAAACGAAGCCACGATGATCTTCAAGGGGCCGGCCTATATGGACGCCGACATCGACGCCACGCTGGCGGCGCCGAAACTCTCCGGCACGTTCAACGCGGCCGGCGCGTGGACGATCCCGGCCGCCGCGCTGCCGTAAGTCGCGGACGCGACGCGCATGTTTCGCTCGCTCACGATCCATGGCGGCGTGGCGACGATTATCTGGGGTGGCTATCAGACGGTCGCGACCCTGCGAGGCTGGCGCATTGTGAAGGACACGCGCGGGTGGACGTTGACCGCCACCCTCGCGGGTCCGCTCAATGGCTATGCCTCGCGGCGCACGCCGCTCTATTTCACGGCGGCGCGCGAGCGCGGGCGCTGGTGTTTCCCCGTCGTCGGCGAGCTCGCCATCAGCGGCACGTCCCTCACCGCACCGCTCGGCAACCCCGAACAGTAAGAGGAACCCGTATGCCTTCTCGGTTTGTCGCTCCGGATACCACGACGTTGAAGATTTCCCACGGCGACACGCTGCTCGTGAAGCGCCGCCTCAATACCGGCGAGCACCGCGACGCGATGGCGAAGATGAGCCGCGAGACGCACGACGGCGAGCGCTTGCGCGCCAACCCCTTCGAGGTCGGCATCACGACCGTGCTCGCCTATCTGGTCGATTGGTCGCTCACCGACGAGGACGGCGCGCTCGTGGAGATTCGCGGCCTGGCGCGCGACGAAGTGCGGGTCATCCTCGATCAACTCGACCCGGACGACTTCGAGGAAATCAAGGAAGCGATCGACCAGCACGTGGCGGTGCAGACCGCCGCGCGCGAGGCGGAAAAAAACGGCCAGGGTGGCGCGACCGGATCGCCAGCGATCTCGCCATCGCTCGTCGGTGCCACTGGCGCTACGAGTGGGTCGCCGAGCTAGACCCCGACGTCTACCGCATTCTCATCGAGCAGTTTCGGGAGGAAGACGAGGCATGGGACCGCGCGCATGAGGAGTAGGACCGAGACGCGATGGCGCTAAAAGGCATCTTCGAGGCCGACTTCACGCCGTTCACGGCCGCCGTGGCGCAGGCCCAGGTGTCCCTGAAAAGCTTCGAGGGCGACGGCGCGAAGGTCGAGACCCGCCTCAATAGCCTCACCAATTCGCTCTCCGGCGTGAAGATCGTCCAGCAAGCCACGCTCGCCACCGAAGCCGTGACACGGTTGGGCGACGCGGGCGGGCTGTCCGCCGGGTTGCTCAAACTCACCGACAGCGAGCTCCAGCGCGTCGGCGCCAGTGCGCAGGCGGCGGCGGATAAACTCCGCGCGCTCGGGCAAGACGTGCCGGCGGGCATTCAGCAGATCGCCGATGCGGCGAAAGCGGCGCGCACCGAAGGCGAGGGCATGGGCTCGAGTCTCAGCGACGTCGCCACCTCACTGGCCGCGAAGTATCTCTCCTTCGAAGCGGTCATGGAGCTCGTCAAAAAAGCCTTCGATTTTGCGAAGGAGGCGCTCGCCTCGGCCGCCGCGCTGGAGGATCTCAGTCGCGCGACCGGCATCTCCACGGACGGCTTGCAACGCATGTCGTACGTGGCGAAAGAATTCGGCGTCGATCAGGAAACGATGGCGCGCGGCGTCGAGACCTTCTCGATGAAGCTCGCGGAGAGCAACCCGAAGGCCGTCAAGGCGGTCACCGATCTCGGGTTGTCGGTCAAGGACTTGATCGCGGCGGGCCCGGAAGAAGCCTTCCTCCAATTCGCGGAAGCGGCGGGCCAGATCGAAAACCCGATGCGCAAGGGGGCCGAGGCGTCCGATGCGTTCGGCGCCCGGCTGGCCAAGAACCTGCTGCCGATGCTCGGGGAGATCCGCACGAAGATGCAGGAGGTGCCGCAGGATGCCCTCATCAGCGAGGCCACGATCAAGTCGGCGCATGACTTCGAGGTCGGACTCGAGCATCTCGATACGCGGGTGAAGGCATACGTCGCCGATCAGGTCGCTCTCTGGATGGCCTACGCCCAAGTGGGCATGATGGCGGGGCAGACGATCCTCGACAAGATCAGCGCCAAGGTGACCGGCCAGGATCAGGAGGTCACGGCGCTGCTCGGCGCGGTGGTGACGGGGATGGGCGCCACAGCGCCCGCCATTGCGAAAGTCACGACCGAAGCCGATATTCTGAACAATCATCTCGCAGAGTTGCGCAAGGAAGGCCTCGAAAAACTCCTCCCCTGGCAGAAGGCGTATCTCGATCAAGCGACGAAAGCGAACGAGAGCGCCGAAATCAGCGCGACCTACATCCACGCCTCGGTGGCGGCGATCAAGACCTACGAGGAGGGGCTGAAGGCGGCGACGGAGGCCGCCAAGAAACATCAGGAGGCCCTCGACGCAGAGACGGCGGCGCACATCGCGCTGACCTCGGCGGAACAAGGGCACGTCGAATACTTGCAATCCCTGGGATTGAGCGAGGAAAAGATCGCCAATCTCATGGGGAAAAACGTCGTCCAGATCCACGCCTACATCGCGGCGGCGAAGGAGGCCGACGCCATCAGCAAGATGTGGGGAGAGACGTTCAAGGAGTGGGCGAAGCAGGCGGGGAAGGCGGTCGAAGACACCGTCCGCAACATCGATACCGCCAACGCGAAAGAGGCCGACGCCATCGCGCATCAGAACACCCAGACGATGGCGACGATGCGGGACTTCCACGATCGCGTCGCCGAGATGAACCTGCACGGCACCGATCTGGCGCTCGCGCAGATCGACCGGCAGCAGCGCGCGACCAATGAGGCGCTCGACAAGGAAGCAAATAAGACGACCTGGTATTACCTGCTGGCGCGCACCCTCGCCGATGCCTACTATCAACACCTCAAGGACCTCGCCACCGGCACGGCGGCCACGATCGAAGAACGCATGCGCCAGCAGGGCGTCTTCACCAAGAACGAACTGGAGGTCCAGGCCAATAACGCCGACCGCGATTACCGGCAGATGGTCGAGGATGGCGGCTACACCGCGAGTCAACTCTCCGCGCAATGGCAGAAGATGAACCTGGAACGGATCGCGGCCGACGATGGCTGGGCCGCGCACGCGGCACAGTTGTATGACCAGATCGGCCAGGAGTTGGCAAAACTCGCCTCAGTCGCGCAAACGACCGGACACGCGGCGACCGCCGCGACGCTGACGAGTCTGTCTGGTTTGGCGTTGAATCTGAAGGCCGCTCAGGAAGAACAGAAGAAGTGGGCCGGCAATGCCGGGATCGCGAGCGCGCTCTTTAGCGACCAGGCCAGCGGGTATGACAAGGCGGCGGCCGGGATCGCGTCCGGCGTCGCGATTGCCGGCGGCGCGATGAACGTCTGGACCGCGACCGCGAATGCCGGCAGCAAAGCGGCCGGGGCCTTCAAGGGCGCGATGGCCGGCGGGGAAGCCGGCGCCGCGTTCGGACCGTGGGGCGCGGCGGTCGGGGCCGCCGCCGGCGCGATCACCGGGTTCATTCACAATCTCACCGCCGGCCGCAACGCGGTCGAAGCCTTCGCCACAGCGCAAGGCGGCTTCGATGCGCTGCACGCCAAGCTCGATGCGCTGCCGACCGGACAGGGGGAAGTGCTCTGGAAGCAACTGACGCAGGGCACCGACAAAGGCAACCCGCAGCAGGCGCAGGCCAATATCGACAAGGTGACCGCCGCGCTCGCCGCTGCCGATCAAGCCACGGCGCAGTTCAACACCGATGCCGGCAGCGTCTTCACGCAGATCATGGGCTTCGGCGGCGGCATCGACGCCTCGATGCAGCCCTACATCCAAGACCTGATCAAGAGCGGGCAACTCTCGGCGGCGAACGTCGCGCAACTGGGGAAGATGAGCAGCGACGGCAAGCCGACCTATCAGCAACTCGACGCGCTCGCGCAGAAATACAACCTCACGCTCGACCAGATGGGCGCCGGCTTCCAACAGTCGAAACTCAGCGATGAATTCCAGAGCCTCATCGATGACATGGACGAGTTGAATCGCGGCGGCGTCGACATGAATGGCGTCCTGACGAAGATCGGCACCGATGGCACGAAGTCGCTCTCCGACCTCGGCACGCAGGTGCAATCGCTGATTGACCAGTCGCAAAAATACGGCGTGGCCGTGCCGGAAAACATGAAGCCGGCGGCGCAGTCCCTCATCGACCAGGGCCTCCTGCTCGATGCCAACGGGCAGAAGATTACCGACATCAATCAAATCAAGTTCGGCGAGTCGATGCAGACCTCACTCGACTCCCTCAATAAGACCTTGCAGACGTTGATCGACACGCTCACCAAGGGCCCGAATTCCGTCAAGGGCGCGCTCGATACGATCGGCAACACCACGGTCAGCCCGACGATCGCGCCGAAGATCACGATGCCGACCATGCCGGATTTCCCGACGCCGCCGGCTGCCGACTGGGGCGGGGCGCAGGCGGCGGGCGGCGACTACTACGTGACGCGGCCGACGTGGTTCCTCGCGGGCGAGGCGGGCCCGGAGCGCGCGTCCTTCGGCGGCGCGAACAAGGGCGGCGGCGGCCCGATGGTCGCGAGCCTGCAAGATACGCACATCTCGATCGTGATGCCGGACGGGCGCACGCTCGCCGAGGTCGTCGTGCCGCACATCCCGATCGTGGTGCAGGAATACGGCCTCACGCGATGAGCACCTGGGCCTTCTCGATCGCCGGGGTGCTCCAGCCGTTCCAGACCGGCTGGCAGATGCAACTAACCGCGAGCGGGCGCAATCGCTTTGTCGGCAAGGTCTTCTCGAAGGACGCCTCCTATCGGCCGCAACTCGATGACTCGGTCGGCGTCTACGAACGGATACCCATTGCGAGCATCACCGCCGGGAATCCCACGGTCATCACCACCACCGAGCCGCACGGGCTCGTGAGCGGGCAGATGGTGAACGTGGGCGGGGTGGTCGGCTGCGTGCCGGCCGGTCTCAACGCGACGCTGCGCTGCACGGTCAGCAGCCCGACGCAGTTCTCCGTCCCGTTCGCCACGACGACGGGCGGGAGCGGCGGCGTCGCCGAGCGCGCGGTCTTCGGCGGGCTGGTCATCACGCCGCGCGAACGCGGGATGCTCGACGAACCGG